TATTGTAGATCACCAATATTGCCTACATCATCTATTATTAAACTTGTTGCAACAAAATTGTCAACAGCCAATGTTGCATCTGGTACATCTGTGCCAAAACCTACACGTTGATCGTTGACATTTAAGTATAATAAATCTGTATCAACACTGAAGTCTGTACCGCTTCGCTCTAAATTAGGAGCCAACAAAGGCCCTGATATTTTGCCAACGCCAGTACCTATTGGGGAGCCAGGTGCGGGTGTGCCCAGCGGGGATGAACTTAAAGGTGAAAATCCTAACATATACTATTTATTTGAGATAGTATGATGTTGTGATTCGGATTAAGACAATGTTATTGACGCTGAGCGGGTAGTTCCGTCGCTACCTCTATATCTAAAAGTTAGACTAGTATTAGAAGTTGCAAAAATTTCTAAGAAATTGTTGGCCCATAATGTTGTTGAAGCAGTATGAATTTTAGTTACAAAGTTACCATTAGCAGTATAGTGCAGTCTTACATTGCCAGCACCGTTAGACACTGTAACAGTGTTGGTGGATGTAGAAATGTCTAATCCGTCAGCATTGCCTGTAAAGTTGCCTAACAACACATTACCATCAACGTTGCCTGTTAAATCGTATCCTGCAAAAAATCCAATAGCAATATTGTTGTCGGCTTGATTGCCTATAGTATACAATGCGCTGTCACCGATAGCCACATTGCCACCTGCTCCAGTAACTGTGTATAAACTATTTGCACCAATAGCAATATTACTGCTGCCTGATGCAGATGTAAACAGTGCATTTGCACCCACTGCCACGTTGTTGTCACCAACTGCTGCATTGAGTGCCGCACTAAAACCAACAGCCACATTATTAGTGCCATTGGCATCTTCTAGTGCTAGGGCGCCAACAGCAGTGTTTTGAACTCCGGAAGTCACTGCATTTAATGCATTTCTGCCAACTGCGGTAGTTGTATTGTCGCCGGCATTGCCTCTACCAATCTGCACTGTATTAACTGTTAGTCTGTTAGTGGTTGCATCCCATGTTAGGTCAGCGTCAAATGCAGTAGCACCAGCAGCAGTTTGATATGGAATTTGACCTGTACCACCGCCAAACAAGTTGTTGGCATCTGTAGGTCCGGTTGGTCCAGTCGGTCCTATAGGCCCAATATTTCCAGTCTTATTGAGATCTACAACTAACTGCTGGCTACCCGATGGTAATACTCCGCTTATATAAGTTACTGCTAATTCTACCCACCCAGCATTATCTGTAAGACTGTTAACAGCAAAGATAGTAGCAGTTGACGTGGAATTTAAATTGCTCTTAAAATAGATATAACCTTTTGGACTTGCTGTGCCGTCATCCCAGGTTAACAAATAACTTTCAACATCTGTACCTTCAGCAGTTATGTCATCTATGGCAATTGCAGTAACACTGCCTACTGTGGCATTATTATATCTTACTTGCCCGGCCCCTGGATCAGCCATGGTAGTAGTAGTACTAAAGTTATATCTTAATCCGGCTTTGTCGCCTTGTGGGCCAGTTGGGCCAGTAGGGCCTGTGGGTCCAGTAGGGCCGGTTGGTCCTGTAGGGCCAACATCGCCTGTACGAGTTAGATCAACAGTGAGTTCGTCTAGATTACTGGGCAGTATACCTGAAACATATGCCACTGTGAATTGTAACCAACTGCTGTTGTCTGTGACTGCTGTCAGTTGAAAGATTGCATGAGTAGCACTGGCGTTGCTGTTGCTTCTAAAAATTAAATATCCCTTGACCACAGGAGTGCCGTCGTCCCAAGTCAACATGTATGAACTGAGATCGGCAGCATCATATGTGATGTCACTGATAGCAATGGCAGTTACACTGGCCACAGCAGCATTGTTGAACCTTACAATTCCTAATCCTGGATCAGCCATCGCAGTTGTTGTGCTGAAAGTATATTTTAAACCTGCTTTATTACCTTGTGGTCCCGTAGGTCCAGTTGGTCCAGTAGGTCCAGTGGGTCCCGTAGGTCCAGTTGGTCCAGTCGGGCCGCCAAATGCTCCAGTAGGTCCAACGGGTCCGGTAGGTCCAACACCACCAATGGGTGTGCCGCCTACTAAACTGCCTGCTGGCAATTCTGCCAATCCGGTAGAATTTAAAAACAATCCCTTGGGTCCTGGATATGTCACAAAGATTTCTTTGACGCCAGCACTGAAGTTTACAATATTGTTACTGTTGCTGCTGGAAATAATTTGACTTCTTGATATTTGTTGAGTGGTTGAATTAAATTGACCTAGGCCAATTTCAAACTCACCAATGCTACTGTCTGTAACCGCCGCATAGTAAGTGGTGTTGCTGTCACCTATGTCGTTGAAAGGTCTAAAGCCAGCCGCAGGGCCTTGCAGTTGAAAACTTCCAGTTCCCACTGTGATTGTTGTTTCTTTAACTCTGTCTTTTAGTACCAGTGCCATTTATTGTCCTTGTTTAACGATCAAATCCGTGTAGTACATTGATAGGTTTATTGGGAATTGACGGTCCAGTAAATTGAATATAATATCCAGCAGCATATCCTCCACCAGGATTTTGTACGATTGTGTAATTTGTATTGAATATCTGTATGACGTTTTCTACTAACACTATCAAGTGCTGGCCGCCCCATGTGCTGCCGCTTTCTATAACGCTAGGAGGAACAGGGCTCAGTGGGCCAAACAATGTGGAAGATCCGTCGCCGAATCCTAGACTTTGTAAAGTTATAGCGGCTGCTTCTTTGAATCTTAAATTTCGCCAAGCACTGCCTTGATATACTTCAACTTCTGTTGTTGTAGTATTGAAACGTATCATTCCCACAACGGGTGTTATTGGCCGTTCTGCCGTGGTGCCTTTTGGCAACAACACGTTGTTGGTAGAATTGATAACAACGTCTCCGCCGATGCCCACGGCTATGCCAAAGTCTATCACTTGGCGTTTGTTCAACAATTGTCTTTGTAGATATCGCATTACAACACCAATGTACTCACTGTGGCTACTAAATTTGCAGGCAACTCTGTGTTGGCCACGAGTCTATCTCCGTTAGCCAACACTATTTTTTCAGTGTCAAATGTCACTGTTTCACCTGCTGGCACCAACAGTTTATTGACCACTAGATTAGTATCTGTCACTCCGTCGCCATTGGCCACAATGTGCAAATACAGATATGTTTGATCTGCTGCTGGGTCTAACGGATCAAACGGTATTCTGTTACAAATCATAATTGTTGTCACGGCATTGTTGCCAGATGACACAAACAAGTTTGTATTTGTATTGTTGATTACTACACTCTGAACCGCCATGATTTTTCCTTAAAATAACATACTAAACAATAACGCACGATTTTTACTTACCAACTCGTCTTGTAAATTTATCACAGTTGAACCATCAAAGTCAATTTTTGTATTGACATAATACAGGCCAGTGTTGCCGCTGCCCACTGCTGTTTTTGTATAAATTTTGCAAGCGCCTGCTGTGGGTGTTGGGTCTGATTGATCCAACAAACTTAACACAGCATCCATGTCCACTTCACCGGTGTTACTGGTAATGGTCAAATTGTTAACACTGCTATCAGTAATGGTATCGCCGCCGATGACAATATTACCAATTTCTAATCCGCTGGAGTTAATTTCACCAATCAACACGTTGTCTACTTTAAATTCAATAACGCTGGGCAATGGATTATTCAAATTGCTTTGATCTTTGGTACGCACACTGGTATCACCATCTTCAATACCAGGTTGCAAAATTCCTGTAAACGAAGCAGTAACATAGTCCACCATTGCTTGTGCATTGGGAATGAAATCCCCGTTTATTGGTTGTTTTAAAGGATCACTATAATCTAATACATTTTGTTCGTAGTTAGTAGTGCCCTGCACTGTGATAACACCTGAACCTGATCCTACCAATGCTAAATTACTACCACCGGTCATGATACTGTTGGTTCTTAGACCCAACAAAGTGCCTGATTGATTTCTAAAAACAAAAGTTCCCGACACTGTAGTTGCCAATGTAGGACTGTAATGACTTATTGATTCGTTAAAAAATATTTCTGCATTAGGCAATGATCCTCGATCAATTTCAATACCTGCCTGCACCAATGTGATTCCAGCACCGCCTTCGCCTTCATTGATTACTATGATATTGTCGTCCACAGTCAAAGTAGAAGAATTAATAGTGGTAGTAGTGCCGTTGACTGTGAGATTACCAGTGACCAACACATTACCAATCGTAGAACCGGTGTCTAGAACAATAGTACCACCAGACTGCACTATTACTTTATAGCCACCATCTTTGACGTGAACAACTTTCATCGCAGTATCCTAAATTAGATTGCTGTCAGCACAATAACGTCAGTTGACGAATCATTTTCTAAATACCATGTATAACGAACACCGCTAAAATCAGTAGCAACACGTTTGGTAATTTTAGCGATAGGTACTGCATTTGCATCTGCTTGATAAGGTTGTGTAAATCCCATCATTAACATTTGGCCTGCTGCGGCCGGTGTTGTACTTTGTAACACGCAAGTTTGACGATCTGTTCCGTTAGTTGTAATAACAAACGTTTTTGCGCCGCGCTGCTTAATAATAAACGAAGCTGCACTTAGAGTGCTGCCATCATGTGACTGAACTTTGATGCCAGTGTCGCTGACCGGGGTGCCGATAACATCAGTACCTAATACATCTTTTCTTAATGGACGTCCCATTTGTTTCTCCTTATGTTGACGTTCTAGGTCTACGCAGTGGGGTTACTGCATAAGTTTTGCTGGTAAACAAAATCATTTTTAGACATGATATTTAGCCATTTTGCTCAAGTCATAAAAAAAGCGGATGTTGCCACCCGCTTTGTTTTTCTTTTAAAAAAGATTTGATTAACTGAATCGAACGTTTGCGTTTGTGATAGCAACGTTAGCCAAGTAATCAGCAGCATTACCAAGAGATGATGCTGTGTTGGTTAGTTCAACATAACCATAACGTGTCATGAATGACACGACTGGCTCGAATGTTGATGGATCTAACACAACGCCACTGCTCATCAATGGAATGTATGGGCAGTAGAATGCTGGTGCATCAGATTCGCTAGAACCTTTGTAACCAATCAATACGCCTGTGCTGTCGCTAGCATAACTGTCAACATAAACACGCATTGCACTGTTCAATGTACCAACAAACTTGGTGTTTGTAGGTGCTTCGAAAGTACCTTCAGTAGTACGAGCAAACGCACTAGTTGTAGCACTTTGAAGAATTGTCAATGCCATTGGGCTAACCACTGCGTAGTTACCAGCACCACGACGTGTACGCTGAGCGATCAAGTTAGCAGCACGGTTGATTTGAACTGCCAATGCGGCATGCTCATCACCAACGAATGTTGCTGTACCAGAAACTGCAGCCTGGTTGTATGTTTCAACGGCTGTGCCTGCTAATGAACGTAGAGATCCTAAGATTTCTTGATCAATTTCAGCAGTGATTTCTTGTGCCAAAGCAGCCATGATTTCTGCTTCGATGTCAATGCCTTGTTGGGCTTGTGCATCTTGCGCAGCTTCAAATGTCCAACGAGCACTTAGTTTACGGGTTTTAGCCTCAACTACTTGCTTTAGGATCTGGATGCTCATACGCTTACCAGCAGCACCTTCTAAAGTAGCGGTGCTACCTGCTCGGGGTGTTGCTGCTGTCTCGTTACCAGAATAACTAGCAGCAATTTTGAATGGGCTTAGAGCCTCTTCACCTGCTAGAACACCAGCGCCTGCTGATGTATCTGAATAACGCACACGTAGAGTGTGAATTTGTCCAACTGGACCTGTCATTGGCTGAACACCAACCAACTCGTTAGCGATAACGGTTGGCATGACACGACGAATAACTGGCAATATCACACGGTTTAGTGTTGCGACATTACCGGCAGAGGTAGCACCTGCGGATGCTGACTCAGCCAAATACTTGCGAGTATTTTCTAGAGTTACAGACATCGAACTTCTACGGGTACCGTTTAGGCCTTCTAATAGAGCCTCTTTGGTCTCTTGCCAACGACCATTTAGTAGATCTGACATTTAGTTTTTCTCCTTAAACTTTATAATCCAGCAAGACGTCTAATACTTCTGATATTAGAATCGTACTCGCCACTAACTTGAGTACTGGAAACCTTATTTCCAGTAATTTCTTTTGCCTCTACTAGTGCCTGTTTTTGTTTTGGTTTTGTTTCGCCGGCAATTACCGCTGGTAGATATTTTTCAAAACTATTTTGTAATTTTGGTGTTTGCACACTTTCTAACAGCTCAGACATAATGTTTTTCTGATCCTTGCTCAGTGGAGCAAAAAGTTCAGCCATTGTGGTCTGTCTTTGCATAGCATCTTGTAAACGGTTGACTTCTGACTCTTTACTTTCTAAAATCTTTTGTGTCGCTATTACCGCAGTTTTTGCTTCAGTAATGGCTAGATCTTTCAGGTCTATGACCTTGAGTAATTTTGAAGTTTCAGATTTCTCGTTTAGGTAACTTGCTTGGTATTCAGAAGCAAAAGCTTCGAATAATTTACGTCCAAAGTCGTTGCGACGAGCACTCTCAATATCTTCTTTGAGTTGGGTAATTTCTTTAGATAGGTTGTTACCGATCATAGACTCTACCATGCTTGCTGCACGTTTTACAAATTTCTGTTTTAATGCAGAAATCTGTTCTCTACCTTCTTTGACTAATTTGACCTTGGCTTCAGCCAGGTCTTGCTTGTCTTGATAAAACTCTGCAATTTCTTCAGATAGAGCATCTATAATGAATTGTTCAAGTTTTTGGAATTTATCTGCTGACTGTTTCTGATCTTCGTGTAGTTCTGAAATTTCTTTAGCCAGTTGATGAACCATAAATTCTTTCATCTTCTTGCCATCGTCTTTCATCTTCTTAGCATACTTGGCTTTTGCTTCTGCCAATTGTGCCTTGTCTTCCTTAAACTCTTGAATTTCAACAGCTAAGTGTTCACTGATCATTTTGTCCATGGCTTCTACCATGACTTGTTTGTCATGATCGTAGCGTTGAGCAAATTCTTCGCGTAATTGTTGTGTAACTTCTTGACGGTTTTCAACAACTCTGCGATCCCATGCTTGTTCAATTTCTGCTCTCATCTCCTCAGAAATCACATTGTTTTCAAACAAAGTTTTTAACGAATCCAACATGTATTCCTCCTATTATTGGAGACCGCCTATTATTCTTAATAGGCTTTCCTTGAGATACTTCTGCGCTTTCGGGTCGCCCTGCACCTCCTTCGCTATACGAAGGCTACTTAAACCGCCACGAGTGTTCATGAGATTTTCGTAAATTGGTGTAGGATACGCACCGGGAGCACTTGGTTGAGCAACTATATCCACCGTAATGATTTCAAAGTCGCTGACGTGACCAGACCCGTCATCTCGGACGTTTCCGGAACCTCTGCTACTTACACCTAATTTAACGCCGGCTTCTAACATAGTTTTGACCAGCATGCCCATAGGGGTAGGTAATATTTTCATTTTGCCATAACCATTTGGACCGTCCATCCACATTGAGGTAATCATGTGGCTGACACGGTCTAGGTTAATTTTTAGATCGTCTGGATGATCTACTTCACCGCATACAGAATAACCATTGGCAATCTGATCGTTTAGAGTCTTAACAGCCCTGCCAATCTCGTCCACAGGATATACCCTTTGGTTAGCGTTTTTAATGCCGCCCTGTATGCAAATACCTTTCATGTACAAACTTTTACCGCCAGTCTCGTTGTCAGTTGATTCAACAACGATACCGGCTTGTGTAAACGAAAGGTTTTCACGAAGTAATAACATTATCTAGATCCAATTATACTTTTCTTATTGGTAGCAGTGTCGCCACTGCCTTTCTTTTCTGCTCCGTGACCTGCTGGCACACCCTTAAGATGCTTCACACCAGCTTTGCCGCCTGGAACATTTATGTTGCCAAGATTTTCAGTCTTGGCGTTTGCATGACCTGGTAGGCTGGTTTTGTTACCGCCGCCTTCACCGCCCTTGGCAATGTTAGCAGTTGTGCCGCCCATGTCATTCTTCTTGGCTAAGATACTTTTTGTATTGGCGCCGCCTGCTTCGCTTGTGCTAGCAACTTTGCCGCCTTTGTAGGCTTCGCCTACTTTTTCTACATACTCACGCATCATTTGCTCATCTTCAAATGCATACTGTTCTTTGGACATTATATCATCTTCATCATCCATTTCTGCATTATCTTCTTTACTGC